TCTGAATCTATCTCAAATGCATATCCACCAGCTGCGAGATTTGAATCAACAAAAATTCCCCTACCAGAATCAGATGTTATAGCAAGTGCGGTAGTTCCAGTAGCACCAGTATTATCATTGGTTATACTCGCAAGACTTCTTGTTCCAGTTGATGATGAATCGGATAAAATATTAAATGCTGAACCAGTAGTCAAACTAGCTGCGGTTATATTAAATGAGTTCTTTGTTGTGTGAGAAGAAGTAATATCTAATGAAGCATTTGAAGTTCCAGCTGTTGATGTAATTTTAACACCATAACCCTCATCCGCCAAAACATTAAGAACTGTTGAACCAGTAGCAGAAGCGTGTTCTTGTCTAAAATCAACAACATTTCTTGTTGCAGTAGAAGCACCAGTTGATTCGACAAATAGAGCAGAACCAGTTGTCAATCCAGAAGCAGTAACATCAATAACTGTTCCCGAATTCGCGGTAGACTCGATTATAACAGAATTTGCTGTTTTGTGTGCTGATGTAATCTGTAATGAAGGTAAACCAGCTGCGAGAGTGGAATCAACGAAAATACCTCGACCACCATCTGACTGAATCGAAAGTGCGGTAGTTCCAACTGCTGCAGCGGCATCATTAGTAATTTGAACTAATTTTCTTGCGGTAGTATCTGTTGATGTCGATGAAACAGTAAGTGGTGTTCCAGTAGTAAGAGAGTTGTTTATAATAGTAGCAGTGTTTCCTGCACCAGCAGCAGAAGTTATTGAAAATATATTTGAAGTAAGAGCAGAAGCTGCAGTAATTGTCTGTTGTGAATTATAAATGTGTGCAAAATGTTTTGCTGTAGAACCAAGCATCGACCCTGTGGATGTAACATCAGCGCCTGTTCCAGAAGAAGAAACGTTTGTAGTTGGAATTACATTAGTTGAAAGAGTAGCATTCACAGATACAATATCGCCAGACGAACTACCTATAATTGTATTTCCAGAAACGGTCATATCTGTGGAAACAGTCAAATCAGCCGCAAACTTTGAACTGAGAGTTGCGTATAATCCACCAGTTGTGAGAATTGATGCTTTCGATCCATCTGCCGAAGCAGCTAATCCAGAAGTCACACTCAGTGCTGTTGTCGTTGTATCATGCGTGACCGAAACAGTATTCAAAGTGGCCGCATTAGCAATATAACTTGAATCGTCATCACGAAAAACTATTGTATTAGCAGTGATTGCGTTTGTTGCTTGATTGAGAGTGGTATTTACTTCGTTGGTACGAATTCTCCAAGTATCAAACGTATCCGTTACTGCTACATTACTTCTATTTACGCCTGCCATTTGTTATCTCTTTCGATGTGGTCTTGTAGTAGTTGTCTAATTTCAGCAATTTCATCACGAAGCGATAGACATTGTTGTATCTGTTCCTTCATAATATTTATATCATTTAATTTATTATGTATTTCCATTTTCTTACGATATTCTTCTCTGTTGGCCATAAGACCCACTCTATCATTTGATAATAGAGCGTTATTGTTTAAATCTCTTACTATACCTAATTTATCAGTTTTTGCTAACATATTAGAAATCCAGTGCTATTGCTTTCATGTCTTTAACTTTTGGTATTACGGTACTCGATGAAGAAGCTAAAACAATTTTTATCGAAAATGTTTTAAACTTATCATATGTTTGACCACTAGACGTATAAGTGATAGCACCATCAACAGATTTATAAGAATACTGATTGATGATACTTTCATTTGCCGAAATTAAATTCGCATCTGTTTCTTGTGTCATCAAAACGTATGGTTTATCTTCAAAATCGCCTGGGTCTTCAGCATTCCAAACTCTGTAATAAACCTTTATTTCAGTATCTTTTGGTTTATAAGCATTTAGAATAACTCTTATATCCTGAGCATCAAATCCATCTTCTAGGTTTACTCTTCGTGTAATGTATCTTGTTTTAGCATTACCACCCGAAGCACTTAATTCACTCTGAACAGTTGCGGTTGCATGATCCGAACCACTTGATGCATTGGATAATGTTAGAGTTGGTGTTTCGTAATATCCAGTACCACCACTAGTAACAGTTATTGCAGTAACAACATTCGCAGAAACAGTTACGGATGCTGTAGCAGTTGTTCCAGATGTTGGAGCAGAAAAAGTTGCAGTAGCACCAGAAGCGGGATATCCAGCACCTCCGTTTGTGATAACAATATCAGAGTTTGCGAGTGAACCTAAGTTTACTTGGTTTTCTACTGTGATAAGATTGATTCTCGACAAGTCGATGGCAGGAGAAACCTTTGTGTCAGTAGTTGACATAGTAGCACGCAAATAATAGTTATTAGCAGCATATGAATTCAAACCAGTTGTACTTACTGCAGCGGCTGTTTTTTTCTGTGTAGAGAGTGTTATATTTTTGTTTGCCGAAAAACTGGTATATGTAGCATCTATCTGTGCAGTTCTATTAGCAGCAGATGCAACAGTTTTCGATTCATCGATACCCCTGAAGGAATATTCGATAGAAGTGTTAGAGAACGTCAACTCACTAGTTGATAGTTTAAACACATCGTAATTGATTCCAGAAGTGTTACCAGACAAAGGTGTTGCATTACTTGACAGATACACCGAGTGTGAACCTGTATTGAATTCACATCTGTTGACTCTGAACATTAATTGCTTTTCAACATTTGGTTGCCAGACAGAAGAGTTCTGTGGTTGATAAAATGATGAAACAAATGGTTGTTGTGATACTTTAGTGTCTGTTGTATTCTTAACTGATTCTCCCAAATTAGCAACATGAACTTTGTATGAGTCAGAAGGTGAAGTCAGAACAATAGCATATTCATCTGGATACAAGTAAACTGGTGACTCAAATGTGAATCTTGTGAATGTTGTCGCAGTCGCTACACTTGGTGCTGATGAATTAGCATTTGCATCTGATGCATCTACGATTACTTCTGAAAAAGGAATAATCTGAGAAGAACTAGGAACTTCGTTGATTACTGGCCTCAATTGAAGTGTAACTGGTAATGTTGCATCCACAGCAGAAAAGAATATGTCTACACTACTTGCATATATTCCGTTTTCATTTTCACTCTTGTCAACTATAAATGTCTGTGAAAGAGGATTTATCCAGTTAGTTGATGTGGAAACACGATTGATTGTATCCTGAGTTACGTTCTTTTCTTTTACGTTTTCTCGTTTAGATTCCATCGGTCTTGTTGACGATATTCTACCAGTACGAGATTCCAGTAATCCTTGAACTCTAAAGATTTTTTCAGCAACCGATTCAGTGCTTGCAACAGTATCGGTTGAACTATCTGTCAATCGAAAAAGTTTTTCTCCAACTCTAAATGTATCTGCGGGAACAACGAATTCACCAGAAACCACACCATTTCTATCAGCTTGTAGCGTGGTAGAATATGTTGGATTATTTGCTGCTACCGCTGTAACAGCACCGTTTGCTTTAGCAGAACCAGTTCCAGTGAAAAGTTCACCAGCAGCAAATCCACCAGATGCGGTCACAGTAACAGAAGTTGTTCCTGAACTAATGTATGTTCCACTACTTGCACCAACTACAGAAGTTGTTGTTGTTCCAAAATTACCCGAAATACTATTTACTGTTATTGTTGATGCGGTTGCATTTACTGATTGTAACGTTGCTGTCGCGGTAGCAGTTGAATTTGAGAACGTAATCGATTCGCCTATAACAGCATCTGGATCGACAAGATGAGTATTGGCAGACAACGTAACTGTTTGAATGATATCACCAATTATTACACTTGATGAGTTTTGATAAAGAGCAACTCCTGTTGCTCCACTACCACCAGTTACAATTTGTTTATCTCCACCTGTTCCAAAAACACCAGAATTTGCAGAAGTTGTAACTGCAGTATATGTTAGAACATATCCTTGTTTTGTGTTCGCACTTACTAACGTGTTATCAAAGTAAGGATAAAATGTACCGTTTGGTTTTACTCCTTTTGCAACAAATTGTATTGTTTGTTGACGAATATAAGGAACAATAGTGATACTAACTGTTCTATTTCCTACAGCTCTTTTTATTGTCTCAGGTGGTGTAGATGAAATTATACCAGTTCGTGTTTTGTTTTTACTTGTGACGTTTGTGTCTCTCGAAACAGTATTTGATGTTGTTCCTGTTTTACGACTCTTGATCAAATTGTCGTTGTTTACCTGAACACCACTCCAAGTGAAACTCCAATCATCCCATTGTTTATCAAATCCGTTGTTGTTTCCCTGAACCCAATGGTCATTCAAACCCTCAAGATTGATAAGAACAGTTGGACGCCCAGTTTCACTAAACCAAACATCACTTGCTGGAGAAAGTGACAACTGCCCATTATACTGAGTTGTTGAAAATGGATTGATTGTTTCGGTATTACTTGCAAGTGGTTGAACAACAAGATTTGCAGAACTATAAGCAAGTGTAATCAAATCTCCTGTCTTTGCTGTATTTGCACTTGAACCAGTTCCATCATGGTCAAACCTAAAAGAGTCAGCACTAAATGATGGCCTCAATTCCTTCAACTCAAAATCAATAGATGCTTTGAAATCTTCATTAGCAACATCACCGATATTATGACCATTAAAAGAATCAACCATTATACCATTTTTGAATCTCTCTGTTCCACTAGCAGAATCTTTGATTGAAAGATCATTCGCTTCTTTTTCTAATAGTGTCAATGCTGTGTAGTATTCTAATTGGTCTACTCTTTTTTCGATTTTGCCAATGTCTCTCATTGTGAATCGGCGGTTGTCAATATATTGAGTGTCGCAATCAGAAGCATTGAAAGTATATGCTGGAATATCCAGATTGTAAAGTGTCATCGCGTCTTCATCATCTGCTGGTAAAATTGGGTCTTCTGAAGAAATACCAGTTATTACTTTGAAAGATCTGTCTTTTGTCAAAGTAAGTTTATCTTTTCTTGGTAAGTAATAAACAACGTTTGCTGTTATACTCACATCTGCATCTGGTAAATCGTCATTTTGAAGAAGAACACCTGCACCAGAAGCTCCATTTGCAACACCTTTGGTTGGGCGAAAATCGATACAATCTCTCAGTTGTTTTGTTACACCAGTTGAAGGACTTGTGAAAGAAGGTATGTCAGCATAATCATCACTATACGATTCAACTGAAAAGTAAGAGTTAGCAGCGGAATGAGAATAATAATCGAAAGTGATGAGAACGTTATTTGCTGGTGGTGTTTGTCCCGCTTTCAACGTAATCGAACCATGATCGTAAAAGTTGTCTTTTTGACCATTATTGAAAGAAAACCTTGAAGTGATGTTATTAACGTGTGCAGTATTTCCTTGAGCAGTTGATACAATTGCAAACTGAGTAGCAGCATCACTTCCAGCGGCTGCAGCCTCGATTACATTTGTTACTTGTATAGTATCCGAAACTCCAAGAGTTTGTGTTCCCGAAAAAGAAGCAACTACAGCATGACCATTTGCTAATCTAGCGTCATGTTGTGCATCAGTTCCAGCAGTATCAAGAAGAACAGTACCATGAGTGATACCCGAAGCAGCTGAGATAGAAGTTGCGTTTACTCTTGATTTTGTTTTTGGAGATTTAGCAGCATAATCACAAGTAGCATAAACTAAACCAGATAATGTTCCTCCGCCAAAAGTAACACCATCTCGTTTTGGTGTTATTGTTACTTGGTTGGTAGAAGCAGTACAAGCAACTGTTACATTGATGATTTCTCCAGAAGCAATAGCAACGGAAGCTCCTGTTCCTGTAGCGGTTACACTTGTTCCGTCAGTAGCAGCAACTAAAATATAGTTTGCTTGCGGTGATACTAACTCTGTTCCTGCACCCGATAGTCCTTCTGTTTCAAAAGTTGAACCAGTTGGAGAAGTAAGAGTAGCACCAGTAGAAGAACTGAAATCAAATGAAACAGCAAGTTTTTCTTTTCTTTGATATGTTATTCCCTGTGCAGTAAAAGTTGTTCCACTCTGAGAACCTATACCTTTTATGTTATCGAACCCTACAGGAAAAACCAATGAGTTTAAGTGAGTATCAAATAGTTGTGTGTTACTTGTTGCATCTCCTGTATTAACTTTACTCGTAAGGTCAACATCCATTCCTGGCGTATTCGCGAGTCCATAAGTGGAGTTTGCTATTGCAATGGACTCCGCTTCTCTCATAGAAGATGTGATTGTTACTTGATTAGCAGTATCAGCACTAGTTGAAAACGAGAGATTTAATAATGCTCCCAATCCGTGTTCGTTTATAACAAAATCACCGGCATCTTCCCCTGTTCCTGCAGTAGTTCCTGTACCTCCGCTACCATTGAGGATTAGAAACTCTGTATCAACTGAAGATTGTGTAGCATCTTCCAGTGCAATTTTTGTATTAGCAAAACTAACAACTTCTCTTGTTTCTGACCCTAGTGTAATCTTCGCACCAGCATAAGCAGCATCTTTAGTAGAAGATTTTGCTTCTTCAAGAAGAATAGAAGTTTCGCCAGAAGTATAAGAATATCCAACATTTGCTGTTAATGAACTCAATGCAGTATCAAAAATATACATATCGAAAATTGCAGTGTTACTGGTAGATACATTCGTAAATGTACCAGAGTCATAATCGATTTGCCGTATTCTCGTAGTTCCTATTTTTGTGGAGTTATAAGTATTTGCGGATGTGCTTACAATATTCGACAACTGAACACTATGAACGTCAAAAGTTGTTGCGATAGCTTCTGGATCAAAGTTTGATTCAGTTGAATTACCAGCATTGAAGTTTGTAACCTTTACGTTATTTCCAAAGTTTGGATTGATAGGAAATGTTGTCTGAGTAAATACTTCTCTTCCCTTTTTGACATCAACATATTCGGAAGAAATACTTTCATATTCATAACCCTTGACGTATGCTTTACCTGGCTCTAGTGCAGCAGAAACACGATAGTTATTGTGTATTACTTGAGATGTTCCATCACCCAATGCATTAGAAACAACCATCGAAGTTGCGTTGGTTATTGAAGAAACGTTTGCTGTCGCGGTTGAATCAGAAGAAAGATATATGTTATCTCCCACTACAAAATCATTTTCAAAATCCGTGAGAACACCAGTAATAGTAGTATCAGCTGAAGCTTCGGTAACTCCTGTTGCTCCTTGATGATCTATAACTTGAATAGGAAATGGTTTGATTGTATAGTCACCCGACTCATCGTATGTTCTTCTTGCGAGTGTTTTCTCAATCTCACCATAAACCGGATATTTTACATTCTTTGTGGGTGTTCCGCTAGAAACTCTCATCAACTCAATAAAGTTGGAATCAGCATTAGCGACAACTGGGTCTGTTGAAGTTGTTCCTTTCTTAGCAAGAACTAATTCAATCTTGAAACGAGTAGCGCCAGGAGCATTTGCATTTGTTGTTCCAGAAGCTGAATCAAGAAGTGTAGTATCTGTATCACTATCAACAATTGATTCAGTTGTGGTTAATCCAATTCTATATGTTGGTGTGTTACTATATTTCTCAAGAACTAACGTTTGTGCGAGACAAAGAACAAAGAATCCATTTACAAAATATACCCCGCGATTAATACTAACTACCGAAGCACCACCAGTATGACTTGTAGAAGCAACTGTGGCTGTTGTGCTAATCGAACCTTCTAGATAAATCGTTGACCCAGCTGAAAATGCAGTTCCAGATATAAACTTGACAATCAAAGTTGGTGCATCAGAACCAACCGAGTTGATTGCTGATATGACTTGAGCTCTTGTTGTTCCAGCACCGACAGTCACACTAGTATCGGAAAGTATTCCAGACGCGAAAGTAGTTGCCGTGTCATCAGTTGATAATTTCACATAAGATACTTCTGTATCTAAAGTAACTTCTCCCCCTAGAACTTTACTACCATCCTTGAAGATGTGGTCACCCAAACGAGATGACTGCTTTTGTAAAATTGTCTGTAATTGGGTAAGTTCTCTTCCTTGAACGGCATAGCCTGGGCGAAAAAGAACTCTTAGAAACTGTTTATCCTCATCGTAATCGTCATAATAAGGAGTAACGTTAAAATCTGTAGTAACATTTGCCATTTATTTTTTAAATCCGTATTATTTTATATTTTTTGTAATGGTTCAATTTGCCCGAAGCAATTATTTGTAACAAAAATAAAACTCAACAAATAATTAAATACAATGATCGCTCAGAACTCGATTATTAATTTTATATCTTCCGTCTGATCAGCTGCACGAGCAACAGGAGCACGATTTTCAATATAGATTATTTTACCAGAACCGATTTGCATCGCACCGTTTGCTACATTTGTTAATACAGCATTACCGCCAGTATAAGTAATATTAGCTTTTGCGGTAGACACTCCTGTAAAACTACTTGCAACGTTTGAAGTTGTACACTGAAAAGAACCTGGCTTTCCGTCATACCCCGCACTTGTATTAGCACCATTAGTAATATTCACAACTGTCATTGTACTTGCTGAAGCATTTACATCAATAATGTATCCTGTTGCACCATTTGCACCAACGGTTGATTGACTTACTGTAATATCACCAGCAATTGCAGCTGTATTAGCAGTAAATGTAAATGTCTTCGCTTGAGTAACAGCAGCATCCGTAATTCTTGTGTAACCCGCGTCTGCATTGGGGTCAGTCAACAAACCAATTTTACGGAAATCGTTTGATGTTGTAAATTTTCCCGACTCATCCTGTGTGAGTTTTGTGTTTATCATTATGAAATATCCACCCAATTCTGCTACTGGATCATACCCATGTCCACCTTTTGGCGGAAGAACCGTTGTAACAGCTGCACCAGTTCCTGCACCAGTTCCTTGTTGTTCTACTGTCAAGGTTGCTGTCGTATAACTGTTACCACTACTTACTACTGTTACACCACCTACTGAGTTAGCAGCAGAAGCATTAGCAGTTAGTATAACTTCAGCGCCATGACCATCACCATTTATTTTTGCAAATGGAGCGACATTAGCGGTTACTGTTCCAGATAACGCGGGAACAGTTGCATCCAAAGTAAGTGTAGCATTAGGAGATGAAAAACTCATATCCGTAATTTTTCTCACATAAGAAGAACCACTAAAAGTAAAATAAATTGAAGAGTTATTATAAAGGTCTGCTGTTTGTAGGGTTGAACTAGCAAGTGTAAGTGTAACACTTTCGCTGGAGTTTGTTATCACTCTATTATTTTCAAAGTGATAACTACCACCATCAGTATCGACAACAAAAACATCCAAAGCACCATTGACTGTATTGAATTCGATTGTAGCTTGGTCTGAACCATCATTTTTTGCTCCACTAGTACCCAATCCTCCAGCACTTCCTGTATTTCCATATGCGTTAGCATCTCGGAGTTGTTTTACAGGAATATAACTTGATGTTACAAACTTCAAAGCATCAGAAGCGGAAATGGAATACATATACTTCCAAATATAACCATCAGAAAGAGCAGCAGGTGCTCCAGCATCAGTAGCTACTGCAGTTGGTTCGACTGTTGATACTTGCGGATAATTTACACTACTTATTTCTATTTCTGCGTTGTAAAGACACTTGTAAACATTAAAGCTGGTATTCATTACATACATCGGATACAAACTTGCGGAGGTTGTTCCAGTTCCCGATGTATTTGCTAATGTCTGCGAAGTTCGTGTGGATAAAAGTTCACTCAAAACTTCTGTATCTTTAAACATCGAATAATGTCTACCAGAAGTCCAGTTGTGTCTAGTGATAACATGACTTACATCTGCAGAACCAACTTTTTTAGCAGCAATCATATCCTGCCAATGAGAATATGCTGTATTTGATGTTGAGTCAGAAGATGGACTTGTATTTGTACTTGGGTCTGGAATTGTTGTATCGTCAAAAGACCCCGACCACGAATCAGATTTTCCTATGAAAAGATATGCGTTTGTTGACAAAGCCGTAGAAACAGCAGTATTGGAAGTTGCTGTCCCTCCAACTAAGGCTCCCTCATCAAACATTTCAAAAAATTGTCGTGAGTTATGAATTCTAAAATTTTGTGTTACTAGTGCAGGCACGGCTTGTTCTCCTTGATAATTCTATGTTCTGATATATTTATACCGAAACTCTCTGGTCTATTCGATGTCTATGAAAAAGGAATCCATTGTTATTTTCGTATGGAACACCTTTATAAGTAAATGGTTTTTCTAAATGTATTATTTGTTTTGTACTGTCTGAATTGTTGACTTGAACAATCGAATCTTCTGTCATTATTTTTTCACCAGCATTCGATGTCCCATCTGTACTGTCTAGAACAATATTATCAGTAACATCATCTTCATCTGCTATATAGTTAGCTCCAATTTTTCCAAACTCCGAATCGGTAATAATAATCTCATCGTCATTAGCAGTTGTATTAATATCGATTTTCCCTATATTAGCAAGAAGTTTCCCCATATTTGATACAGTTCCACTATAAGTTCCATCAGTTGCAGGTAAACTATCTTCAAGTAATATCGCTTCTCCAGCATTTGCTGTTCCATCTGTGCTGTCTAAAATAATCTGACTTTCAACCTCCAAGAATCTAGGTCTTGTCACCAAAGTATCTCCAACGGCAAATGTGCTATCAGTAAAATCAGCAGGAGCAGTAAACTCATATTCGTGTATTTGATAACCCCCGAATTCTCCAATATATTCATTTCTCATCAAACCACTAAATGGATCAATTCCACTTGATATTTCTTTATTGGATCGAAATATTTTTCCATTAGTTGTAATTGTTTCGTTTGACATATCAAAATCTATATTGACTCTATCATCTGGTAATCCCGATTCACTTAAAGTAAATTCCAATCCATTTTCAGTTGTAAACAATCCAAAATTAGACCGAATACCAACATATAACCACGAACTCTCCGATATCCCATCTTCCTGTAACAAAAATTCACCATCTTCTAGTATGAAATTTGATTCGTGTTCGATATCCGTAACTCTGAAACGTGTGCCATTTATATCTTCGAGATTATCACCAATAAATTCATCCAAATAAATTTCATCGTTTTCGTGGAAAAAATGTGGTTCGGTTGTTGTTACTTTGGTTCTAGCCTCTTCCACAAGAGTATAATCGCCATCGGTTCCACTATATGCAGCAGATGTTGTAGGAACACCGTTTTCTTGCAGCAATGCACCATCATCATAATAACTCTCTAGATAAAGATATTTTTCTGTGGTAATAAGGTCTACATCTTTGACAGACATAAGAGAGAAAAATTCAGCAGGATTTCCAGAAGTTTGTAAAAGTAGATTTAGAAGTTCGACCACACTCTCAATTGGTTCTGTTTCTATTCTGAGTCTGCCAAAGTTTGAATGTTCTCCTACACCGTAATCAACAGAAGAAACAGGAATATCATCTTCTAGTAATATTGTTCCTTCTAGTGAATCTTCCAATTTCATAGCAGGAACACCCAATGTCATTTGTATTTCAGTAGGTGTTACTTTGAATTCTACTTCTTGGTTCAATACTGTTTCCACTTGAATCTTAGCATTATCAAGCATAAGAGTAAGAAACTGCTGTTCCATATCTCGATATATTGCTTTACCATCGTCATCAACTGAATTGATATCATTACTTCCTCTATCAAACATTTGTGAGTTTAATAGAGTTACAATTGCAACCTCACCGAATAATTTAAATCCAGCTGGGTGAAGGAGTTTCAGTACATCTTCTTGCCATACGTTTATCGAATCTGTTGTTTGTAAAACGTAAGAATAATCTTGATAGTAATCATTGTCTTGAATTTTCTTTCTAGAACTTGGTTGACCCGATTCATCAGTAAATACACCTACTTTAGTCTTTGTTGGTGTAATTACAGGAGTCAATGTTGCTGCAGTAGATTGAACTGGTGCTGTCACAGAAGGATTAGTAAGATATCCATGACCATATTCACTAATAGTAACACCAGTTACAGTTCCACCCAATGTTCCAATAGTAACCGAAGCATTGTTTCCGAGAAAACCACCATTTACGGAGTCTACTTCACCTCTACCTTCGTAATAAGAATTTTGTAAACTCACAGTTGGTATTGATTCATAACCACTACCATGTGAAGTGATGGCAATAGTATTAACTGTTCCAAATGTTTGCGATTCGATTGTCATCGCACTCTTCATAGGAGTGTTAGCATTTGAAATAAGAGTTACTGCTCCAGATGTTGTACCTGTTCCAGAAGTAGTGATGGTAAAAACAGATGAGTTAGCTACTGTTGTAGGAGTGAAAACACCCTCAGTACCATCTGCAGTATTGGCATCACCAGAAGTAAAATCAAGAGTAATAGACAAACCAGATATAGTAGAATTTAAAGCGGTTCCACCATCTACATCAATATTGATATCTTCGCTGTTTATTCTACCTTCACCCGAAACAGATTCACTGTATAGGGGAGAGATTGTAGGAACACCATCGTCTTGTAAGAGTTCCCCCTCAGTTGAGACAGTTCCACTATAAGTTCCAGAAGTAGTAGGAATCTGATCTTCAATCAATATTTGACCTATTCCATTTGGATTGACGAGATTTACCGTATTTCCACTTGAAAATGTTCCAAGAGTAGAATGACCGAAAACTGTTTTAGTTTCGCTGGCATATCGAATGACCGTGAATTTTTTTGTTGCAGAACCAAAAGTTGAGTTGTCTGTAAGCATATCATCTGCTACAGGGTCAGAACTAAATGCATTATTGATAGTAAAAAATTGATAAGCATTATGACCAGCAGCAACCGTGTTTGTTACAGTTGTGCCAGTTCTAGAATACGTTCCGCTCAAAGAAATCAATCCAGCAGATTCAGTAGTATAATTAGCAGCATCGAAATCGACATCCTCCGAAGGATTCGTGAGTGTAGAATCAAAAACTACTACACTTGTAGCACCAGTAATTGCTTCCCTATTTGAATCAAACAAATAAAGAAAATCTCCGTTTACTATTGCTCCGAGCGCACTATTTTCATTTGACCTATCATACACTCTCATTTCCGAATCATCAATAGAAATAATTTCAGCAACTTTTGTTGCGTCATCAAAAACCGCGTCATTTGCTACGAGATAACCTACAACAACTGTGACTCCAAAAGGTGCTACTTCTGTTACTCCTGTTATATTAAATGTTACTGTCTCGACCGCCTCATACAATTTTGTAGTAAGGAGTTCAACTTGATATGTATCTTTGACTGTTGCAACTACTGCTTCTGCTGTAACCTCAACGTTAGTGTCAGTATTATCGAATGTAAATGCATCGTCTAACTGAAAACCATTACCACCAGAAGTTATGGGCATCAATGTTACTTGGTCACCAGTAGTAGCTGTAACTGTCGCGACTGCGCCGAAACCAACAAGATCAGCACCATCCTCATTATTCATGATTCCTTCAGCTGAAGAATCTGTAGTATAAGCACTTCTTGTTTCTGGTAATCCATCTTCTTGTAATAGAAACCCCTGAAATCCAGCGCCTCCCGTCAAATCTTCCAATTCCAAATGAGTAGTATCAGAAACTATAGTTATCGAATCATCTATATCATAACCAGTTCCACCATCGGTAATTTCAATATCCGTTAGCATACCTAAAATGGTTGCTGATAGAGTACTTCCAGAAACTAATGTTGCTGTAAAAGTTTCTCCGACAGTAAAAACACCCGATTCATTTGTCAGCACTAATTCTATGAGAGTAATAGTTCCAAGTTTTCTTGTGGTAACATTTGAAACAAAAGCTGTAGCACCGGAAGTCAATCCTGTAATCGTAAGACCGTTAAAGTTCAAATAATCTGCATCATAGTCTAATTGTAATACAGTATCTTGAGCCCAAATACCATTAGAAACTTTAAGTAAATCTGTTTTAGGATAATAAAAATCAAGACTTTCTTGAGCATACAGTGCACGGAAAAGTGTCTGAAAGGATTTTTCACTTCCCTTTGACCTATAAAATTCTTTTAGATGTTTTATGAAATATTTTAAATCTACACTAGCATCATCTCTAACGTTTGGATATAGTTCTTTTTTGAAAGATTTCAACAAACCAGCTGAAGTTTCATCGGAGTTGATTAGGTCTTTGAATGTCTTTGTAGCATTGAGTGGTTTTCTACTAATACTTGTGATTGTTCCACGTGCAGTGGAAGTACTTCCAAGAATTACTTCATCTACTACAAAATTCAAATCATTGGTGGGTTCTAAAAATACCTTATTAATACCAGTAAATGCACCTTTCGCTTTAGCCGTTGCAGTAGCACCAGATGTTTGTCCTGTAACTGTTTCTCCTACCGTAAATGCATTCGCAGAAGTACGAGCAATTTCTTCAGTTAGTACATTCTCATCAGCATTTGCCGTTCCATCTGTACTATCAAGCAACAAAAATCCATCTATAGATTCTTCTAACTTTATCGCTGCCAATTGGTCTACAGTATATCCACTATAATACACACAAAGAGTTTCCATAAATTCATAGTAATATTCCATGAACTTTTGATATAGTGGAAAATCTTCACCTATAAAGGCCGGCAGTTGATTCTGTACCTGAGATACTGCTTTTGCTGTTACTTTTGCTGACATAAGTTAATACGTTGTTGATGATCCAGTTGTTGTTCCAGTAGTGGTAGACGCTGTTGTATCAGTAGACGATGATGTTCCAGTACTCTGATCGTCTTGCATAGTAATCGTTATGTTCGTATTCGCAATTTCAAAAATTTGTTCTCTAATTGGAGTCAAATCGTTCTGTGACGGAGTAATAGTAAAATCCAAAGTGGAACCCACAAAAGAATCTGGTTTAAAGGAACTAATTGAAATATTTCCATTTGCATATGATACTGTTCCTGCGGTATTAGAAAGAAGAATTTTATCCGCACCAGAGAGATAAAATATTCTCAACGTTCCGTTTAGATCATCCATGAAACAAGATGTATAGGATGTTCCTGCTGCATCGGTAAATGCAAATTCAGAAGAAGAAACGGCACCCTCGTAAGTTGCAGACGGATTAAATATTGCATTATTAAAACTTATAGTATAAGCATTATTTGCTGTTATAGATGGTTCCAATCCCTTTTTAGCGGTAAGAGTAGTCAAGTTACTAATGACTGATGTTTCCGAATCGTCTATCAAAGTCGAAAGAGTTGAATAACGAAAAGATGCTCCAAACTTGAGTAGATTATTTGTTTTATAATCTTGAATAGTGTCAATAACCAATTCCGCTACAGCACCAGAAGAAAGAGATGTCAATCGCGAATCGTATTTCACTGTTGTAGTGAAAATCAAATCGATGATGTCAGGATCAACAACTTCTGGTGTTACCGAAACCATATTATAACTTGATACTGCTGCTTTAATCGATCCAATCTGTGATGTGGAAAGAGATGTTGCACCAGTTGGTTTTGCTGAAATGAAAACCTTTCCGTATGCTGGAGTAGCATTATCTTGACCACCCCAAACAGAAACACTATCCAAACCAGATACATTTCCTTCTACAATTTTCTTGTAATCATCTGTTGTTACAGCACGATTCTGTGTTTCGTATGTTTTCGGTGCATTGAATTTGATACTTTCAATTGTTTCTTTGTCTGATCCACCAGAAGATACATTTGATGTTATTACTGAGACAGTTGAATATCCTCCGACAGTTCCAGATGCAGAGAAAGTATTCGCTCCATTTACCTCATCTCCTTCTGTAATCAATGCTTCAAGAAGAACTATATTTCCAGTAACAGGTTTTCTTCCCAGCACACCATCACCAAATTCAACTCTAAATTGACCATCGGTACTTTCACTGATAAAGTAAATATTAGATGTAGAATTTATTGTTGTTATATCGGTTGCTTGTGAATAAGCTGATGTATTAGTGTCACTCGCAGATTCTTGTATCGTAACTGTTAGAGTGTCTGTATCAGTATTAGCATTTGGTAATAGAAATTTCTGGTCAGTATTTGCTGTATTAGCAGTATATCTGAACGTCAATGGAATACCTTGTGTCAATTCAACACCAGATGCAACATATGCACCATCATTAGCAACAACCGTTGAAGAACCAGAAGTGCAAAAGACATAAGAGGTTCCATTTACAGTTGAGGTAAATTGTGTAAACTTGTCAATTGTAATAGTTGCTGGTGAATCAGTTGGTGTGACCGAAATCTGAACGTTTGCTTTCGCACCAGTTGAAGATTGTGGTGTATATCCTAACATAGATGCTTTAGATACTACCGAATCCCTCAATTGAGCGGAATCTAAAAATGATTCACTCGCAAGCATATTGACATAGTATGCGTTATAATAAGTGTTGTATGCTAATATGTCTAACATGACAGAGATTGCTGAACCCCCAAAATCATGATCTGAAAATTCTGACTGAGAACCAAAATAATCCTTTAGATTGTTCTTAATTGAATCAAAATCAAGTTCTGCAATATTAAGTTTTTGTATTTCTGCCATGTGTTTCTCTTATGGTCTAGTAAAGACGGTTTCTAATTTTTGTGGTTGTGATTCTGATGACACATTAAATACCACGCTCACTACATAACGATTCTGTTCTTCTTGTGCTTCTACTTCAACACCGAGTACTTGAGCTCTTGGTTCGTGTCTTGCTACAGCTTCTCTTACTTCAGATTTAATTCTTTCGACTGTAATCGGATTCATCTGTTCAAACAATAGTGCCGTGATGTTTGATCCGAATTCTGGTTGAAATAGTCTCTCATTGAAGTTTGTTTTCAAAATCGAAACAATA